TCTGACTTTCCTTTAAATCTCCCTGTCTGTTTATTAGAGACTCGATCCGGATATTCTGAGATTCTAAACGCCTATTATACTGCTCGGTGGTTTCCCCTTCTTTCTGTCCTTCGGCTCGCATCTCTGCCAGCCGATCTTTAGCATCAGCTAATGAGATCGCATTTGACCGGATAGATAAATCATTATCTCTAATAGAATCAGACAGATCGTCATTTGTAGCTTTCAAATCCACCATTGACGCATTTAAATCTTTGATCTCCATATCCCAATCAACAGTAGATTCTTCTGCGGCTGTGACGGCTGATCTCCATTTACGGGTTGCTACAGAGCCGGCCATTCCATTTTCTTCCATTACTGCAAGCGCTGCAATGGTGTCATCCATACCTAAACCGAGATCAACAAGATCAGGGGTAGTATACCCAATAACAGAATCAAAATTCTCCATTGACAGAGTAGTATTGCGTAGCATGTAGGTGACGCCATCAATATAATCTGTGGATTCTTCAGCAGACAGATTAAAAGTTTTCATTGCAATAATCATTGTACCTGTAACCTGAGATGCAGTTTTACCTATTGCATCCCCTAAAGTATCATATTTAGTTGCTACCTCTTTTATAACGTCTGTGTTGGTTTCTCCTGCTCTTGTTAATAGATCAAACGAGGCTGTAACTTCTGAGATTGGGAAGGTCACATTTGTGGTTGCTATTGTAAGATCCCGCATCTCTTCGGCAGTAACCCCAAGCTGTAAAGCAGTCACTTCTAATTCAGCGTTTGTTTTCTTTGCTGAATCAGTAAGCGCAATTATACCCGCGCCCACCGCCGTCATTCCGGCACCGATAGCTAATCCGTGGGTTTTTATTGCGCTGCCAAACTTAGAGAATTTGCTTTGAGTCTTGTTAAGTTGCCCTGTTGCATCAGATAACCCGGATTTAAGGCCAGATATATTGGCACTTATAGGGAATGCAATTCCGTTTTTAAACGCGCTTAAATCAACCATTACCTATGACCTCCTTTTGATGTGGCTTTTACCCACGCCATCATAGTATTAAAGATCCCCTGAGTCTTATCAGGCTGTTTTTTATCTTCTTTTTTAACTCCGGATTTGAAATAATCAGACGGTTTATAAACTTTAGATCCTTTTTTATATCCAATTGCAACGCCGTTTTGTAGTGTTGCACAGATCAATCCTATACGCTCATTTTCCATTTTTGTCAAATCCTTTTCTTTCTTTGCGCGTGCTTCAATAAATGGCATAAATTCGGCAGGCGTCATTCTCCAGAACTCATCCGGTTTTAGCCCTCCGATACTATATGCCAATTCTTCATAATATGCAGTTATTTCGGCAACGCTTTTGGGTTTGGGTCTGGTTCATCGGATTCCTTACCTAACCATCCACTATCGTTAATAATCTTTTGCATCTCTGTCATGAATGCTTTCTGACCTTTTTCAGCGATATAATCCTCACAGATGTCTCCTGCTTCTTTTAGAGTTATATTCTGTCCAGCATAATCATTTATTGTTGCCCAGATTAACCCTCTAAAGCCCTGAAACGTGTGTGCATTTGCGCCTATAATTATATTTATAGGGCCTATGCTTTCCTCAAATACTGCGAGTGCATTAAAAGAAAGTCGGAGATTGTAGTGTTTCCCCCCGCTTTCTAATACTGTGTGCTTTCTACCATCCATCAATCATACCTCATACTGCTCCGGTTGTTGTTCCAATCCAAACACGTAACCAGTAGATCTTCGGCGTTTTATTTGTTTCAGTAACCACAATAGATATCATTGTGACTGATCCGGTGCCAGAGTTAAGCGTGATTGCGCCTGATGCTTCTGTAGTTGGAACTACTGTTCCGTTTACGTAAATTGTGCCTGCTGTTGCAACGGGGGTGATTGTTACACTTACACTGTCACTATGTGCTTCAACATCCATCTCATATGAGGTTGCTGATGCTACAGGGGAGGGCGTAAGCACGTTTGGCCCGTCGTCTGAGATAGCAAAGAAGGTTGTAGTAAGTCCTGCGCCTGCGGTTGTTGTTGCTGTGATTTTGCCGTTTACAGTAACCTCTATGTCAAGATATGCCGGAGATGTTCCATCAGATACCAGATTGCATTTGCTGATCTGGCCTGGCCAGGAAAAGCCGTTCTTTGCATCGTTGAAGTCCATTGGCATTACAACGCGCCATACATCGAAATCCCTGTCAAAGATATCTGTTCTGAGTGTTTCCTGTGCTGTTGATCCGGTATAAAATACCTTGAATCCAAGCACGCCGTTTGTTATCCATCCAACGCAGTTAGTTTTAACTCCGCCGATGTTGTTCTGTGAAGATGTGTCGTTTACTTCTCCTGTAGTGTCAGGGAAAGCAGGTTCATACATCTCGCCAATCACAAGCCCGTTCTGCATCACGCTTGTGCCAATTGTGCATTTTGCCTGTTCTGTCATTATTTATTCACCTTTTCTAATGTATCGGAATAAATCCAGTATCCATTCTCGATCGGTTCATTCGCCTTAGGAATGAAAATAACGGTTCTGCCGTTTTGTTCACTGCTTACAGTCATTTTTTTTACCTCAATGATAACTATAATGAACGTCAAAATCCCGATGCTCCATATAGATTGGGATCTCTGCGTCATCGTCCGGAATGCCTCCGGCGTCTTTTACACTTACTATATACACTTGCACCGTTTTTGGTGCGGTTGCAGTGTCAATAGTATAACTCAGTGTTCTATTCTGCATTCTGTGCAATGCGTCCGTAACTAACCCCGATAGATTTTCATCTTCTCCCGGATTGCTCGCCCATGATGTAATTTGCACGCGGGCGTGTGCGTATCCTCCCGTGTTTGTGATATCGTCGCGCACATCGTCTATTTTAGCAACAGTAATTGCCGGGAATGTTGTTCCAGTCGGAAATCGCTTCCGGTATATCCTCGTGCTGGTAACTGCTGTAATGGCTGTAACTGTCTTGAGATATGTCATTATCCCATTAACAATATCAGCCCTCATGAGAACACCGCATCCTTATAAATCTTCTTATACTTTGACATGTTGTTGTCAAGTGCCGGTCTCCAGTGTGGCTGTGCTGACTGATTATATGTGCGTCCTAGGCTGTCAGTGTCAGCAAAACCATACTCTAATCTCTTAGCATATGGTAGGTTTGTTCCTACAATTGCCATTTTAGGAGTTATAACCTCCGTGTGTATTGACCTCCTGTATGTGCTTGTTTTGTAAGGCGCTTCTTTTTTAACATCTGTCTGAAACTCATTAGCTGTGAGTTTAATCGCTTTTGTCTGGTTTGCTTCAACCTCCTTAATAAAGAGATCAAACGCGCTATTTAAGGCCCCTAATCCTCTTATTAATTCTGCCATTTCAAAATCTCCCTGCAAGTGCCGATATAATTGCAAATGCTCCTGAAATTAATATTGCAACTACTGCTGAAATTTTAGTGGCTTGTTTCTCAGCGCCTTTAATTATATCAAATTTGCTTTCAACTTTATCGATACGAGTTTCAATTATTTTAAGGGATTTTGCATTATTCTGACTAATTGCAGCACCATTAATTTCAAGATTTCTTACTCTTTTATCACATTCTTCCATTCGGTGTATGGCCGATTGTATCATCTCGGTCTGGTGTTTTACATCAGTCTTTGTTTCGGTTACGATATCCCTTAATTCTTCATGCCCCATACAGATTGTTGATCGATCCATCTATACCACCGCCACAAGCTCACAGGAGTAATGTGATACTGTTTCTGTTGTTGGATAATACACGGCCTTTAATGATTTTACATTGTATGTGCCTGTATACCCCGTTACTATGCTTGTAATTTTATCCTCCTCTGCTATTGACACCTCTGGTGGGATTGCAATTTTAGGAATTGATTTAAGATAAATTGAAGTGCCGTCTGATACCTGCTCTTTGTTTTGACTGAATCTACATTTTGTAGTTGTTGAAGACGTAACCGGAATTTGGTTTCCATAATCATCTATGGAGTAGGTCCCCGTTGCGTGGATTACCGCGCAGGAGTGCACCATAAATGCAGACGGGTATAGCGTCATACGGGTTATCACCTCAAATCTAAATACGGATCGTCAGCGTTCGGAGTAATACAGATATACATAAATGATGAATTTGCAGAAGCAATATAAGACTCAATAGCGGCATAAGCCGATGCTGTAAACCTCTTTGCTTCTGTTTGACTCACAGAAAACGATAAATCTCCTGTAAGTGTGAGAGTGCTTGGGCGCGCTAACTCAATCGACAGTCTGTCAATAATTCTAACCTTTGTAAAATTAATTGATGCTGTTTTAAGATTGTTATTAGCAGTCGGTGCAGGGTATCCTTTTGCAGATAAATAAGCAACAATGTCCTCATCAGACCTCACTATCATATTTGTCACATCATCTTCTGTGATTGATCCTAAACTCATTCCAGTCTCAAGATAGATATCCGCGAGTATGCTATAGCTCATGCGGGCACCAAGTAATATCTGATGATCCTGTAATTTTTGCCATCAATACCACATCCTAAAAAAGATTAAATTTAGGATGCTGGTTTGGATGCAACCATGCCACGGTAATCAATCTGTGCGAATCCGAGATCCCATCCGACTTTCCATTCGAGTGTATTATTCTGGAAGGAATAAGGCACGCTGCCACCACCGACAACAACTGCATCTGGTGCCTTTGAATAGATCTTAGGATCTGGATTGCCCTGAAGGGTTGCGACTGCTACGGTTGGCGACTGTGCCGGATCTGCATACATATACCACTGCTTTGCGGCGTATGTGTTGCTTGTTGAAACAGTAGTGATATACGGAGCAACAGCGATTTCAAGCCCTTTAAACATATTATCTGACTTGGATCTGAATCCAACTCCGCTGCCATCTTCAGAAATAGTTTCAATTTCCATTGCGGATACAATTCTACGCGCGACCGGTTCAAGCTGTTTTGGTACTATAATGCCTTTAGGTGAGCTGAAGATCGGATCTCCGTTTGGATTAGTTTGTGCGGCCATTTTCTTCCAAGCCTCTTCAAGTGCCGTATAAGAGAGCTCTGATGTGATTAGATTAGCATTCCCACCAGTAAATAGTGTGGCGTCTGGCCCGTCTACGTCAGCGATCTTCTGTGTGGCTTTATATTCAATTGTTCTTGCAGCCATCCGAGAAAATGATCGCGGGATGCTCCTAAATGCGTTAAGTGCATCGTTTACAATATCTTTTCTTGTAAGCTTTATTTTCTTTTCAAACGGCGCGGCGGTGATTGAATACTGACCGTCGGTCATGTTGCCATATGTAGATTCTGTTGTTTCTGTGATCTCATCCATAAGGCCGGAAATATCATTTAAGTATGGTAGCGGGTTGGCTTTGAAATCAGGAACACTAATCCCACGCGTCCATTTTGTATATGATGGGACATCATATGAATACAGATCAATTAACTGCGCATTCATGTTGGTCGTCAGGATGTAATCAAAGTCAGAAGTCGTAATAGCTTCTGCAATATGGTTTGCTCCTGCTTCTCCGCGAGTTTCCTGAAGAAATTTCCACACGCTGGCGTTTTTGGTATAATGTTCTGCGGTTTTTGGTGTGGTGTGCTGACCGCGCGCTCCGAATACTTCAGAGAATTTTGGTTTATCATAAATTGTCATTTAATTATACCTCCGTTGGTAAGAATTCAAGCTCAAGCGCGGTTTCTGCGAGTGCTGTTGCTGATGCTGATTTGGTAATTGTAAGAAGCACAACATCGCCGGCTGCGAGAACTTTGTGAGTTGCATTGAGTGTGCCAAGACTAAGAGCCACATATGCTACAAGAGCAGATCCTCCTGTTGCTTTTGTGTTTAACTCGACGATCTTATCTGTGCCAGTCCCTGCTGATCCTTTGTCAACAAGTGCGAAAGTCCAATAATCAGTGTCATTTGCTGTGATTGCGGTTTTGTTTACAATCTTTGCTGCAGCGAGAACCCCTGCTGTTGGTGCCACAAAGGCAACCTGTGATTTTGTTGCTGCGACTGCTCCAAGCGGGATAATTACAGGGCGGCTGTTTGCCACAGTGCTGAGTTTTTCGGGAGTAACTCCAAGCGCGGCAAGCTGTATTGTGCCAATTGCGCCACTTGAAAGGATACCGCCTGTCATTGAGGGGTGTATTACTCTTATTGTAGTGGTCGCGCCAGTGAGCACAATTTCATCAGCGTATCCTAAAAATACCCCTGTACTGTCGTTTGATACAACCACAGGTGAAGCTTCACTTGCAAAAAGCGATTTCCCAACTGCGATTCCACCTGAATTACTGTCAAATACTGATAAATTCGCAGTCCATGATCCAAGATGAACATCTGTTTTAAGTGTGGTGCTGTCCTCATCTGTTAATGCCAGTCCTGTGAGTGAGCCGTATATACATACCTCTCCTGATGCAGGGGATGTTGGGTATGATACAACTAATGCTCTAACCTCGCCCGGCTCATATACTATATTTGTTGCCATAATTAATCCTCCTTAATTTCTGCAAGGCGTTTTGCTTGGTTTGCGTCCATACCAGATTCAACAAGCGTTTTGAAATAATCCGTCTGTGCTTCGGTTATAGACTCCTGTGTTTTACTTGATTTTCCTAGATCATGAACTCCGGAAATAGCTGATTCCTTGAACAGTGAATCAATATAGTCCTGTTCGGCTTTGATTGCGGCCTCAATTGCCTTATCAAATTCTACAGTGTTAAGACCGCTATCATGATCTTTCATCGGGATTTCACCAATTGCGATTGATTCAACAACGCGCGCCTGAGAAGCTATAGGGAGTTTAGATTCAGCGACTTTTGCAAGTGCGTATGTCCTGCCTTTCTGGACAAGCAGATCTTTGTTTGTCTTGTCAAGAGACTCTTTAAGCTCTGTATTCTTAGTCTGTGCATCTTTTAGAGATTCACTGAGTTTCTCAGCGTCGCTCTCTTTCATAATTTCAGCTCTGAGAGCCTCCATTATAGCTGTGTCTTTCTTTACTTCTGAAAGTGTGATTTTTTCTGTCACAATATCGCCTCCTTTTAGCGATTCTTTGTTTTTGTCTTTGTCTATGCTGCTGCTTTTCTCTGACTGTTTCAGAGCCTCCGCGAAAACTGTGCGGAAATGTCCACCCGCGCCCGGAAG